GTAACAATAGCACAAGCGATAAACGAATCAGGTTGGGGAACATCTTCTCTAGCTAAAACTGATAATAACTTGTTTGGTATTAAGTTTCCTGGTAATCATGCATCAGATTTACAAATAATTCAAGGTACTTGGGCAACAGATGATGGTGGGTATTATGCACACTATTCTTCATGGAGTGATTCAATTGAAGATCATGGCTATTTCCTAAAAAATAATTCAAGGTATTCAGCAGCAATTGGCTTGAAAAATGCAAGTGCACAAGTTAAAGCAATTGCAGATGCAGGATATGCAACGGAATCAGATTACTATTCAATTACTATGGAAATATTAAATGAAAATAATCTTACTCAATATGATACAGGAACTTATACTGGCGGAGACAGTGCGAATAGTCAATCAGATGCATTAAGCATTGAAGCAACTAATTATCAAGTTGTAGCCAATAGTACTGAATATGGAGATGTACTATTTGGTAGAAGGTACCGAATAACAGTAAGTGATGATAGTGGAAATGCTTTAGATGTTTCTCAACTAAGATGTACATTTAATACTATTAAAACTATTCAAATGGAGCCGAATGTAAGTGAAATAGTAATATACAACCTAAACGTACAAACAGAAAATTCAATAATGATGACTGGTAAAAGAGTAACAGTAGAAGCAGGGTATGAAGGCTCACAGTTTGGGTTAATATTTGATGGTGATATATTGCAAACTATTAGAGGAAGAGAAAATGGAACAACATTTACGCTTGCTATTATAGCATTAGATTCAGATAGAGCTATAAATTTTGAGATAGCAAATTACTCTATAGCAAAAGGACAAACACAAAGAAGCATAATAGATCATATAGCAACTACACATTCAATTGAACTCGGAAGCATTTCAGAACAATTAAAAGGACAAACGCTCACTAGAGGAAAAGTTATATTTGGAAAAGCAAGTGATTATATAAGGCAAATAGCCAAAAGTAATAATTTACATTGTTACATGGATGATAGAAGCTTAAACTTAATAAGTTTAGATGAATTGCCAGATGGTGAAATATTTGATTTAAGTCCTAAAAGTGGATTAATAGGAACCCCAGAGCAAACTGATTATGGTGTATCTGGACAATGTTTAATAAATCCACAAATTAAACTAAATAGTCTTATACATATAGATAATAGTTTAGTTAGAGCAAAGAGAATTGATATTAATGGCTCCAATTCATCACCAGTTGGTGGAACTACTACAACAAGTGATTCGAGTGGTACAAGTAGTAATTCAAATACTAGAAATAAAATAATAGAAGAAGCAAAAAAACTATGTGATGATCCTAATGTACAATATAGTGAAAATTTAAGAGGTCAAACAATTAACGGAATAACATATTATGATTGTTCCTTATTTGTTAAACATTGTTATGAAACAGCTGGGTTAGATTTATTAGATATAACAACATATCAGTGGCAACAAGTTAAAGCAAAAGGATTATATAATATAAGTATAGGAGCTGCAGTAGCTGGAGATATTGTATTTTGGCTTGATGGAAATGGAGATTGCTATCATGTAGCCATATATGGTGGAAATAGTGATATATATGCAGCAAGGTCAGCAGATAAATCAGATGTAGATCAAGTTTCATATGGTCCTATTTATGGAGATTATAAAATAGGTAGACCAGAAAGTTTAGTTAAAGCGGATGGCGGATATTTTCCAAGCGCTAATAATAGTGAGTCAAGTGATACATCTCAAACTTTATTCAGATCACTAGATAAAGATGGAATTTATAGAGTTATAAAGATAAATTATGTTGGAGATACACGAGGGAATGATTGGTATTTAAATTTTGAAACTATAGATCAATTAGGTGGTACTATAGCATCAGTAACAAACTAGGTGGTGATAATTTGAGCAGAAACATAAATGAAATAATTGGTTCAGAAAATGAAATGTATAGAAGCATAGGAGACAGTTGGAAAAATGTTTTAAGAGTTGCTTGTCCTGGGATAATACAAAGTTTTGATTCTAAAACTCAAATTTGTACAGTTCAATTAGCTTTACGTGAAGAAGTAACGAAAGAGGATTATATAAAAGAATGGAGGCAACTACCTTTATTGTTGGATGTTCCTATTGTCATTCCTAGGGCGGGAGGTTATTGCATTACTATGCCTATCAAACAAGGCGATGAATGCTTAGTTATATTTGCAGATATGTGTATTGATGCTTGGTTTTCGCTTGGTGGGATTCAAAATCAAATTGATAAAAGAAGACATTCACTTTCCGATGGATTTGCAATTTTAGGAACATGGAGCCAACCTAATGTTATTTCCAATTATTCCAGAAACTCCTGTCAACTGAGGAGTGACAACGGAAATTCATATATTGATTTAAAAGAAAATGAAATTAATATAGTTTCAAATATAGTAAAAATAAATGGGAAAACACTTTAAAAGATTTAAGGTGTTTTTTTATTTGATTAAAAGGTGGGTGGTGACTTTGAAATATAGAATTCTAGATGCTGATGGAGATTATTCATTTGGAAAGGGCCAACAGAATTTAACTTATGGATCTTATGCAGTGAGTCAAGCAATTAAAACAAGAGTATCTCATTTAAAAGGTGAATGGTGGGAAGATACGAGCGATGGACTTGCGTTATTTGAAAGTATTTTAGGGCAATCAGGGATATCTGATAATTTAACTATAGCAGATGCACTAATCAAAGAAAGAATAATGAGTACTACTGATGTAACATCACTTGAAGATTTTTCAAGTACTTATGAAAATAGGTCGTATTCATTTACTTGCACAGTAAATACAAAGTATGGTTCTACTACCGTATCAGTTTAGAGAAAGGAGAGTGAACATAAATGTCATATGTTGCTCCATATGTAGATTCTACTGGAATGCATATACCAACTTACATTGATATAAGAGATCAACTTATATCAGATTCAAAAACAATTTTTGGCTCTGATATTTATTTAGAAAGTGATAGCCAAGATTATCAATGGATAGCTACAGTAAGTGAAAAAATATATGATGCATTCCAATTAGCACAAAAAGTATTTAACAATAGAGGACCCAATATAGCTATAGGAAGTGGATTGGATAGTATTGTAAAGATAAATGGAATAAAAAGAAAATCTGCAACATATAGCACATGCACAGTAACTATTTCTGGAGTAGCTGGAACTGTAATAATTAGTGGGATTGTAACAGATATAGGTAATATAAAATGGGATTTGCCTGCTACAGTAACTATTCCTTCTACGGGTACTATAGATGTAACAGCTACATGCGAAATATCTGGAGCAATAGTTGCTAATGCTGGAGAGATAACAGGTATTTATAATCCAACGTATGGGTGGAATGGAGTATATAATTCATCAAGTGCAGAACTAGGTTCAAGTGTAGAAGATGATAGTGCATTAAGAAAAAGGCAATCACAAAGTACCGCACAGCCGAGTAAAACCATGTTGGAAGGAACTGCTGGAGCAATAGCTCAACTTGATAATGTTACTAGATCAAGAGTATATGAAAATGATACAAATGTAGTTAATTCTTTAGGACTTCCAGCACACTCTATAACTTGTGTAGTTGAGGGTGGAACTGATGAAGATATAGCAAATGCTATTTTTATTCATAAAGGACCTGGATGTTATACACATGGTAACGTAATTGTTGATGTAACAGATTCGGCAGGGCAAATAACTCCTATAAGATTTTTTAGACCAACTTATGTTGATATAGTAGAAACAATCAATATTAAGCAACTGAGCGGATATACTACTGCAACTACAGCTTCTATAAAAGAAAATTTACAAACATATTTAAATTCTATGGGTATTGGAATAGGCGTATCAATTTCCTCACTTTGGGGCGTATCTTTACAAGCTATGTCTAGTTTAGCTAATCCCATGTTTTCTATTACATCTATTACAGCTGCAAGAAGTGGAGAAACACAAGGCACAAGCGATATAAGTCTGAGTTTTAATGAAGTTTGTAGGGGTAATGTAAATAACATCACTGCAAATATAGTATAGGAAGTGACGATATGGCTATAGATACTTATTTAAACAATATAACTTCGCAGCATCGGGACAAACCTAAATTTATCGCATGGTTAAGTGCAAATATTACTATAGTGGATAATATTTATTCAACATTAAAATCTATGGATGATAATTTTGATTTAGATAATGCAATAGGAAACCAACTAGATACTATTGGAACAATAATAGGAAGGGACAGAACTCTTGAATTTCAACCACTAAATAATTTCAGCCCAATACTTGATGATGATACTTATAGATTAGTTTTAAAGGCTAAAGTTGCTATGAATAACTGGGATGGAACAATACCACAAATATATGAGATCTGGGCTACTATTTTTGGCGGTGATAATGATTTAAGTTTACAACTACAAGATAATCAAGATATGAGTTTTGATGCATATATAACAGGCTATGTTGACCAAATACAACAAGATTTAATTCAACATGGATATATTGTTCCAAAGCCAGAAGGTGTAGGTGTTAATTATGTTGGTAGATCTAAACCAATATTCCAACCTTATATAGGAATGATTGCATCAGTTTATAAAACAGAGACAATAAATATGACTTTTGATCCAGTAGAAAGAATTAACTTTTATAGCATATATTCAAGAATAACCGTTCAACAAATTAAAGTTGAA